CAGTGAGCAATATACGAAAAAGCGGCGTGTACCAAAATCCTCTGTCTTGGTCATCTGGAACAATAACACTTTTGCTAGCATTTAGTGAATTAGTTTATAATGCCGTAGGAAAAATTATCACGGTGTCTGGTTTATTGGTTGTTGACACTGTAGATAATCTGACTGGAAACTTGATTTTGGAGCTGCCGGAGATTCCAGCAGTGACAACCGCAAGTCAACAAGTTGTTAGTCTTTTGACAGCTGGGAAAGCTGTTGTATTAATAGTTGAGGCTGGATCGCTGGAGGCAACACTATCTGGGTTTAACTTGGCTGGATTTTTTGACCTTACCGAATTTGTTCAGGGTGGAACGGAAATTTATATTAACATTACTTATATTACGGAGTAGAAAATGACACAAGTAAAAGCATTTCAAACATTAGGCGACACTATTGCGCTAACAATTGACGAAAACTCTCCAGCCTTAGGGGTGCAAGCCCTAGTGGAACTCCAAAATGTTGGATTAGCCGGAAACTACAGAATTGTTAATGATGGTGACGTTACAGTGTTCCTTGGTATTGGATCCACTGCTGAGATAGCTCAAGCCAACGCTTCTCCACCAGTCACTGGAATGCCATCATCGGCGATCCCAATGGTGGGTGGTGCCGTTGAGATCTTGTCTTTTAGTGAAGCCGCGTATTTTAGTGGCGTAGCTGGAGGCGAATCAACGGTGTATATCACTCCGGGACTAGGATTGTAATTTAGACAATTTCTGCTCCCACCATCGGTAGAAAACTTTTTATAGACTGCCCCAATGTGTTAATCTATAATATATGATAGTTACAGATTTATAGGGGCCATGTTAGTATGGGTGTTTGCATTAATTTAGGGGTAAAAATGCCAGAGCCAACATCCACCACTTTTGTGACGGCTGCTGGCATGTCTACCCCCATGATAATTTTGGCTGGTGTGTCGCTTGGGTTGCGGGCTGACTTGCTTGTCGCTGGATTTTGTGGATCACTCGTCGCAATTATTCTGTTGAATTCCGTACCCGACACTGGCGACACGATGCAGCATCTTATCCGCACTACGCTTAGACGGATGTTTGTGTCTCTGGCATCAAGTGTCACGGCTGGTTACCTTGCCCCGCTTGTTGCGCTTTTTGCTCAAATACCAGAGGCTTTGTTGCTTGGCGTTGCGTTTGCGATCGGCGGCGGCGCTCAAAGAGTCTTGGTGTTTTCGATTAGTCGCTTGACCGGCAAAGATCATGACCACAGAAATACTGATACTGTCGGCTGAGTTGCTGCACGTTTTGTCGGCGTTTGTTGTGATGGCAGAGGCGCTTAACAAGATTGAGCGAGTGTGTCCTCTGGCCGATGGTCTAACAAACAAAGATCGCTGGCTCGATGTGATAAAAGGTGTCGCATGGGTGTCAATGGCCATCGGTGCTGGTGGCGCAATTGCTTCGCCGGTGCTTTTTGCGCTTGGCATACCAGCGTCAAGCACGCAGCCATTTTTTCACAAGCCGCCATCGTTTGCAGAGGTGGCCACAATGTTTGGGCTTGCCGCGTTTATTGTTAGAAACCGGCTCAAGGAAAAATAAATGATTACACTTGAGCAGTACATCGGGGTGCATAAAGATTCGCCAGACCTAACCCCAGAGCGTATTGAAAACGCCAATAAATTGTTGGAATCTGTTAACGCGCTAATGGCCAATGCAGATGCCGACGGCATTACTTTTCTGATCAACCCGGCCACTGGATCGCAAATTAGCGGGAAAACTTTTGGCGGGTTTAGGCCGCAAAATTGCCCGCAGGGAGCGCCAAAAAGCAATCATAAACAAGGCAAAGGTATTGATCTGTATGACCCGCACGGTCAGATTGATGCGTGGTGCATGGCCAATTTTGCTCAACTTGAAGATGCTGGAATCTGGATTGAGCATCCAGACGCTACAATTGGTTGGAGCCATTGGCAGTCTGTGCCGCCAAAATCTGGAAATAGAGCGTACCACCCATGACAGATAGAATATATTTGATTCTTGCCGCATGTTGTTTGACGGCGGTTTCTGCTATTGGCGTGACGGCTAGTTACTATCGTCCTTTAGTTGCCGCCGCAAATGCACGGGCCGATTCGTTTGCACTGGCTAATGAAGTGATGGGTCAATCTGTGTTTAGGCAAAACCAATTGATTGTTGACTTGCAGGACGAGGCAAAAAGACGCGAGCAATCGGCCAAAGAAGCCGTTAATCGGGCGCGTGTGGCCGCGAAAAAGCAACTTGCAAGCGCTGATAGCATACTCATACAAAAACCGCCTGTAGGCGTGGATAAATGCGAGGCCGCGCGTGATGCGTTTGCGCAAGAGATCAAAGCAGAACGGGGCGCAAAATGAAGGCGATCGTGTTAGTTCTTGCCTTGATGTCAACTGGTTGCGCATCGATCAAAAGTATTTTGTCGCCGGTTGAAGTTAAAGTTCCGGTGTCCGTGCCGTGCCGTGTGCCAGACGTTGAGCGCCCAGTGTTCGCCACTGAATCGCTAACGGCTGAATCAGACATTTGGGACATGATGGCTGCACTCAGGGCCGAACGTCACCAACGTCGCGCATACGATGTGCAAATAGAAGCCGCGATCAAGTCGTGTCAGTAACCGTTCAGGGTTACAACAATATCTCCCTGCTTTCTTTTCCCGGACAGTATCTCTCGCATCCTAATTTCAGTCAGACGCATTGATCGAATTATTGTCCGCTCTGGTAGTGATTCAAGCATCGTTGCATAGTCATGCACGACCGATTTAATAGCGTCTTTTTGACCGTTTTCCCACTGCACGGCCTCACCTCTTTTGATGTATTCGGAGGCATCAGACATTGCTTTACACGCCTCAGCAATCAAGCCGTCAGAATCATCACAAATGCCCATTGGATCAACCATCGTGTCGAGTAGATTTGACGCATCCGCCACCATACGCCAATCCGATGATTTTGGCGAATCCGAAAAAAGACCGTCAAGCCCGGCGTAAATTCTCGACAAATGAGTGGTTCTGAATTCGGCGCTTATTGGCTTTGTCGTGCTTGCTTGTAGCTCATTCCATATCGTAAGCGTGGCAGGTGTTTTTGGTTTTCGTTTCATTGCTAGTCCTCGCAAATGTAGGTGCAAGGAAACGAGCCACGAGACTTTACGTCACCAAATTCAATCCAAAACTTGTACTCGCCTGTGTTGCACGGCACGACTTTAGCAAAACCATGAGCCGGTTCACTCTCCAGTTTACGAAAATTCTCCCTCTCGATTTCCACGGCAATCATAAAATCATCAAAATGATGATGCCCGCGCGACATAAAAATACGAGTGCCTCCATAAATAAATTCTATCTCTAGGGGGTATTTTTTGCTCATATACATTCCATATGTCGATGCTACAATCCACAACAACAAAACCCGCCAAGGCTATGTGTAAAAGCACACCTCAAACCGGCGGGTTACTTTCACACTATAATTTACGCACTACTTACCTGCGATGGCTGTGTGGCTTGACCATCTGAAGCGCAGGGGAAAAAGCCGGTGAAAGCCGGTTTTTTTACGTTCATTCCAGTTTGTTAGGCCAGTTTTTAGGTAGGGCATCATTCACTTGCCCGGCTTTGAGTTGAGCCGAACCGATGCTTACGGCTTTCCTCTGTTTTATTGCTCCGAACTTTTCGCATTCACAAACTTGATGTAGCTCCGCTTTGAAATCCTTAATCGCACGACTCCATCTACTCCACTTGTGCCAACAAAATCTAAACATTATTTATCCTCCTTGATCTTGACCGGAAGCGGAATGACTTGTTCTGTCTGTGGTGGCTTTGGCTTAAATTTACGGTAATCGAAACAATCACAAGGCTTGTACTCGTAGCCGCACTGTTTTTCAATGTCGCAGCTATTGCAATGTGTATTCACGTGTCTTTCTCCTTTAGTTTAGCTTCGATGGCGCGGGCCCATGTTTTATGGTCGAGGCTAATACTATCTTTCAACTCTTCCCACATTTCCGCTATTTCTTCGTCTGTCAGCCCAACCCATTGCCGTTGTGATGCGGGTGGGGTGGTGCCAAATACACCCTGAGGTCGGTAGGCATACAAAGACGCTTTCAAATTCCCAAGTGTTGTTGTTCCACAAAGCAGTCCTGCTAATTGCGGTTTTTTCTGAATCAATGAGTCCAACGCACTGCGGCACTCTCGCAACAAATCCGCTTGCTCGGTCATCAGAACGCCATCGCCAGCGGCAATAGCCTCGTCCATTGTCGGAATGTATTGCTCGGGCAAATTCACACCTGCCTTTGCGGTTAGTGATTTAAGGGTGACAGGCTCCTGCACAGGTGCTGCAACAGGTTTTCCTAGTTGCATCTCAATGTACGCGCGCAGTTCGGCGATCTCTTCGTGCAGTCTAGCCAAGATCATGGCATCGGTGACTACGCCGTCCTGATGATCTGGGTGGGCATTGCACCGATCTTCAAAAGTCTTAATGTCTTTGTATTTCATGTCGTCTCCATATTCATAATCAGTCCGCGCAACTTATCAAAAACATCAGGATCACCAGAAAAAAGGAAAAACAATGCGACCAACATGACTACAAGACGCAAATTTTCTTTGCTCATTCCATTTCCTTTGGCGGTTTTGGTAGTGGCATCCAGTGGGTAGGTGTAACAAAAATCGGCGTTTTTGCCCAGTGTTCAATTTCGGATACTAAGTAGTAATTTGGCAGCACTGTTTCGCCGTCAAAAGTAATAACCCACCTACCATCCTTCGGCGCTGTCTCGATGGGTTGCCAATTTGGTATCCTTTGGGTGAGTGCATTTAGTGCGTCGTCTAACTCTGGATATGCCCCAATATCCCACCCGTCTGGGTAGTTGATTGATCTGGCCAACTCTGAACATTCAATCCAAATCTTGTCACTTTGTGACTTTTGTTTTTCGAGTTCTTGCTTTGTTTTTTCGTACAATGACTTGTAGTCATTGCAATGAGGACATGGGCGGCCAATTCCGTCTAGGTATCCACGCTGATAGGCACCTGCAAGTATTGATTTTTGTTCATCACTCATTTTCAATCCTCCACTTTTACTAATTTATATGTTCCAGCGCCAAGCCGGTAGTTGTCGTCAATAATTTTTAGAGTCACAATGTTATTGACAAAATCGATAGTTAGAAAATTGCACCTTGGCGAGTCAATTCCGCCGCTTGTTTTGTCTTTTGCGGGAGCCACAGACTCACACCCTGAATACCCCTCAAGATATTTCAAAATCCCCACCCGAACTAAAGGCTTCAAGTTGTTAAATAACACTGCCGAAACTGGGCCAAGTACTTCCGCATCCCATGCGCCTAAAAAAGCCCAAGTAGCATCATTCAATTGTGCGCCCCATTGCTCTGCATCCGCAAGTATTGATTTTTGTTCATCACTCATTTTATCCCCTTTGACGTCGCGCAAAGTATAACACAAATTAAAGACTTTGGCGAAACATCAATAAATTATTTTCCAAATGGCGTTCTTGATGCCACGCGCGCGTAGTCCATCGCGCCAATGCGTGCAGGCTCCCATTTTGGTGGAACCCAAGGCTTTGTCTCGTAGCTAATCGACGGCACATACGGCACAGGCTGGAATCCGTATGGCTTTTTGTCTTCTAAGATTTTTTTGGCTTTTGCTGATAGACTCATTTTTTACCCTGTTAAATTGTGAGGCCCAAAGATTCGTCGGCATCGGCGAGTGCTTGCATTGGGTCAGTCGTCAAGCCTCGCCACGCTTGTATTTTTACTTTTTTGCCATTGAATCCACGCCATTCTTGCCCGTTCCAGTTAGCGTAAATCTGAATCTCATCTCGGTGCTTTGGGTGCGGCACTTGAAAATCAATAATTGCTTGGTAGGTGCCAGTTCTTACCGGTAATTCGTCTGGCATGAAGAATCTGGTTAGTTTTTGGTTCATGGCTTACCCCTTAGCCAAACCTTAAATTGCCATCCAAAAATCTCTAAGTATTTTTTCCCTCGTTCGCTGAAAACAACAAAATCAATAGGCAGTTTTTGACACCTAATTCCGTAGCCAAATACTTTAAAAGCCGCGTAGCCAGACTCGACGCAAAAAAATATGCGGTTGCTGTAGTATTTCATGGCTTAACCTTTTTCTGTGTTGTCCGCCGGGGTGTATTCCCACTTTGCCATCATGTTTGCAATTTCATCGGGTACCGGGTTTGCAACCAACTCTGCCCTAACCCGAACCCACCCGGCACAAATAACGCCATTGCTCGGTGAGTGGCACACAAATGGGAGGCCTTCGATTGCACTTTTCATGAAATCAAGCTGCGTTTGTAAGCAACCATTTGGAACCGTGCCAAGCCGACACGCGCAGGTCTTGCACATATCTTCGCGTAGACTTGGTGCGCGGACTGATTCCAGCCCCATTTTTTTCAAACGATTAAAGCCAAGATCAGACAGGCGGGAGACATTTTTGCCAATCTGGCGGCCTTCTTTTGTTACTCTGCTATGTTTACTCATTGTTTTGCCTTAATCTTTTGAAACTCAAAAGCCATGCCGATCAACCATTCGAGCGCTAATTCAAAATCGACACCGTAATCTCTAGCAACAAGACTAACGATTGATAGCGCCGGTGGTGGCGTGTTTTCGTCACATGCGCCCAACACCTCGGCCACTTCGCTTGCCGCTTTTATTGATACAACATTCAACGGCAAAATGGCTTTAACCGGTGTCTCTGTGGCCGCCTTGACAATTGATAGCTGCTCGACCTTCGCGGCTTTCTCGGCCTCGATTCGCCTTGCCTCCTGCTCTGCTATCCGTGCGCGTGATTTCTCGGCCTCGGCATCGATGCTTGCTTTGTGATTCGCCACGCGCTGGTCAACGATCAACGAAACCGTCTCTGTTGGTTTTTGCACTAGCGTTTGCCCATCGCTAAAAAGCCCGCGATACGCCGCGTCTACCGCGTTGATTGCCGCCAAATTCGCCTGAATCATATCGGCCACTTCGTTTGCCTGTATTTTTGCCCGTGCCAACTCTGTATCAACTGCGTTTTTCAGGCTTTCAATCGTGCGCTTGTTTTTTACCACGCCGCCAAAATCAGCGCCAATTGTCGGCATGTAGTTTTTGCCCAGTCGAGCGTTGAGGCTTTGCACGTGCGCAGCCAAAGCATCTTTACCAGACATGACGATTTCGTCTCTCAGCTTTTCCTTTTTTGCTTTTACCAGCTTATCCAAATCCAAACGAGTGGCGCGCGCCTTGTCTGCAATCTCTTTCAAAACCCGAAAAAGCTCATCAATACTGGCCGCTTGGCTTAGTGCGTGTTGCTTCGCGGCTTCAATCCTTTCTTCAACGCCATGACACCATTTGACCGCCTGCTCCGCATCTGCAAACTGCTGGTCGGTAACAAGATCTCGATTGATCTCAGAAAACTTTTTTAGCGCCGCCTCACGATATTCGACCAAGTTGCTTGCTTTTACCATGCCGGTGATTTCAATCATCAGCGCGGGCAATCCTTCAATCACTTCTCCGGCTGGCTTAACGACATTCTCCGTCGGCACGTATGCCTCTAAGTCAATTGCAAATTGCGTCCATCCCTGCAAGATGCGATCAAACCATTTCTTTTCTGGATAAACCCTAGTTGTCACCATTTTTTCACTGCTTCCATTTGATACCGTAAAAATCAAACTCTTGGCCTCAGTAATCATTAATATCTGCTGGCATTGCGCCATGTGGTGATCTGGCACTTGGTTATTTTTAACCATGTCGGCCAAAGAATCATTCCATTGCTTATGTTCCCACGCCACCCGTCCGTCTATCGTCAAGCCGTCGCACGAAGCCGATAATTTACCCTCGCTGCAAGTAACCGGGTAAAAGTCTTCGCTCATATAGCCTTCAACTATTGATCTTGCCAACGCCTCGACCTCATGCCCGTAGTCCAGCACGCGCGTTTGCACAAAGTCGCTAAACTCCTTCGCGCTTAACGTTTTTTTCATGTGCAACAGTTCGTTGCGCGTTGTGTTTGGCGATATGCCAAGCATTGCTGCCGCCTCACTAGCCCCAAAATGTTCTAAGCGAAACGCCAACCACTCAGGGCTGCCTTGCACCAAATTATGTGTTTTCATTTTTTTCTCCTTCTACCGCCCAGCTAGCAATTTCCATTTTCTGTTCGACGGTGAGTTTTCCTTTTGTTTCGATCATGGCAATAAATTCATTAACCGATTTCCTGCCGCTTTGTATAACGTTTTGCCATGCCGCCCTGTTTTCTTCAAACCTTTCTTTCGAGTAAAGTTCAAGCGTTTGTTTTTGTTCTGGCGCTTTGGTTTTTGACGTATTTTTTGACGCTGCATTGCCGTCATCATCTTCGGGTGCTATCCCGCATGCCGCCATTAGACTATAGCGGCGCGCATAGGTTAAAGCGCTTCCATAACCTTGCGCATCAAATTTAACTGCCGGGACGTGCAATTTTCCTGCCGAGTATGTTTCTCCCGATTCGTGGATAAAGACTGTCTCAACAGTTACACCATGTTCGCAGTCGTGCGTATGCTGCACCAATGCAATTCCGTTATTATTTAACCCATCGATCACAGCTTCGACACATGCCGACAAATCGGCATATTTGCTTCTAAAGTGAGGATTGTTAGCGCTTTTAAGGGCTGGCCCGAAGGCCTTTTGTGCTCTTACCAAAGCTGCTGCAATTTGTTTAATTTCCATATTTGCCTCGTTAAAAAGGGTAATCGTCATTTTTTGAAGAGTGAAGACACTCATTCGCCACTTGCTTTGCCGCACGGCTATCGGATTCCATTTCCCAATAGCCGCGGATTGCAGTCATTAGTAATTCACCCGCTTTTTTAGCGTCGTTTGCTTGCATTGCAATGACTGCTGGCGCTATATTGATAAATCCCAGTGCCTCGTCGACGTTCAGCAAATCAAACGGGTAGCACTCGCCACCGGGCGCAATTAGTTCTCGCCCAATCTGCTCTTGGTATTCTTGCCGCGATTCGCTTTCGTCTTCCTCCGCCAAGTGTCTGGCTAGATCAATCTCAACTGAGCAATGTTTCATTTTTTACCCCTGAATTAGTTTACCAAAATGCGCGGGACACCGTCCCTATCAACTTCGCTCTGCGTCCTGTCACGTTCGGGGTTCGTATCGCTTCCCCTCGTCGATTGCATGGATGAAAGTATAGCACAACTTAAAGAGTTTTCCACGCATCAATCAAAATAATTTTGCACCATTTGACACAATAGATAAACTTTGTTAAGATCAAAAACATGCAACTCAAAGAATTTTTATCCAAACAACCATACGGCTCTGGCATCTTGCTCGCTGAAATGCTTGGCATTACGCCGATTGCATTGAGCCAATACGCCAGCGGGTACCGTAAGATCACCCGAGAAATGGCCGTCAAGATGGAAAAGTACACGCTGAAAAATGTTACCCGGCAAGATTGCTTTCCTGACGATTACGACATTCACTGGCCAGAGCTTAAAAAGAAGCGCAAGCCAGTTACGGAATCTTGATCGCTATGCAACACACGCAAACCTTCAAATTTTGGATTGGCCAAAAAGTCAAATTGATTGACGGCAAAGGCGAAGGCAATGTGCGCCAGATCGTTATTAACGATGCTGGTATTTTCTACGGAGTCATGATCTCAGGCTTTGTTAAGCACCACATAGAGGAAAACTTGATTGATTTTGATCTATAATGAACCATCCCTAGAGTTGATCTAGGCGGTTTAGTTGTTTCCTGTACCAGAGGAATTTACACCTAAGCCGGGAGGCGGACCCTTGATTCTTCGTGCTGGTACCACGGGGAGTCAGGGGTTTTTTTTTGGGACAACGCAATGCACTACTACAAAAAAAATATTGGAGACTACGCTAAAAAGACTGGGCGGCTTTCAATGCTCCAGCACGGAGCGTTGACGCTTTTGAACGATGCGTGCTATGACCGCGAGGTTTTCCCAACGTTTGAACAGGCAATTGAATGGACGTGGGCATCGACAAAAGAGGAAATAGAGGCGGTCGAGTTTGTTTTGAAGCGTTTTTTTAAGCTGTCGGATGGTGTTTTTGTGCAAGATGAAATCTTGCTTGACCTATTAGATTACAAGTCAAAAGCAGACGTAAACAAGCGGATTGCTGCCGAAAGGGAGGCGAGGCGTAGACAAAACATAACGAACCGTGAACGAGCCGTGAACGAACCTCCACCCAACCATAAACCACAAACCAAAGAACCATTAAACCAAGAACCAATATTAAATACAGAGGTTACACCTCTTGTTCAGGATTCCGCGAATCCAGAACGCATTGAGCAAAAAAAGTCTAAAACGACAAAATCTAAAACCGCAAACATTGACCGACCGATGGATGTTAACGAAACAGTCTGGGATGATTTTGTTGAGTTGAGGAAAAAGAAAAAAGCGCCAATCAGCGAAACCGCGCTAACCGGCCTACGGCGCGAAGCCGTTGCAGCCGGAATCAGTCTGACCGACGCATTGCGGACATGCTGCCAGAATGGTTGGCAGGGATTTAAGGCCGACTGGATAAAGCCGCGCGGGCAACATTTGAGCTTTGCTGAACGCGATCTAGCACTGAAAAAGAAACAATACCGAGAAATTACCGGACAAGATTGCGGAGATCGGCAATTTGGCGAGGTTATAGACGCTCAAACGGGCGAAATTAAGTTTTTGGAGGGGTAGGCTATGGGATTGAGATTAAACGCGCTAGACCGCCTTTTTAAGCGGCTTACCGATACATACGGGAATCAATTTACAAATTTGTACTCGGGCAACGATTGGAATGATGTAAAAACAATCTGGTCAGACGAGCTTGAACAATTTAACGACAGATTGGACGCTGTGGCATGGGCGCTTGAAAACCTGCCAGAGAGAGCACCAAACATCATCCAGTTCAAAAATCTTTGCAAGCAAGCGCCAAGAAAAATTGAGGCCGCATTGTCCGCCCCGTTGCCAAAAGCAGACCCTGAGAGGGTAAAGGCGGAGCTGAAAAAATTGGGGCACAACGCAACTGGCAAAAAAGATGCCGACGGGATAGATCATCGAGCATGGGCGAAAAAAATCATAAACGAGCACATAGGCGGCCTGAAAGTCGGGCGCATTCGGTTAACTTATGCGCGGCAAGCGCTTGGAATAAATAAGTGAGGGACGGCAAAACAGTTTAATCTGTGTTATACTTTAATAATCAAACGAAAGGGCGCGAAATGAACAAGTTTAAGTTTGACGGCAACTACGAGCTGGACGACGCAGACATTGAAACACTGAATTTTGCCCGCGTTATTGTCAATGATGATTTTGATCGATACACCGAAAAAGAATTTGACATGGCTGTATTGCTGCTTGATATTTGCGACGCTGGATGGCGCGAGAGATCATGAAAAATGGATTGCAACCCATGCAAACAGAGACAACAATCAAAACGACTTGGCGGCCAATATGCCCTGAGTTGTCTGAGCTGCTGCGCCGATCTTGTAATCAGCACACGACCAGACAAGAAGAAAGCGGCGGCGATGCTAGACGTAATCGAGCGATTCGGGAAATTTGGCCGGGCGCAAGTTTTGGAATTCGTGCGCCAGAGCGTGGAGAAACACCATTAAGCCGCGCCGAAGTGGAATTTATTATTGACAGAGGGATTTTTTTATGAAAACAAAAAGACTTGATATTTTGGCATCGTCATTGGAGCGCAAAAAATCGCTTTTTGATTGCAAGTTAGCCGAGCATTTTGATACCGTAAAATCGGCAAACGGACAACCGCTAAACGATAAACGCGGTGGTGCTGCAACATTGGCAAATTGGGATAGACAAAACGACGCACTGCGAAAACTCGATGAATCAATCAAGCGCACAGAGGCCGCGATTGAACGCGAAAAGCAGAAAATATCAAACGTCGATGGCTATGACGTTCCCGCACACTTTCGCCCTTTGCTTGCCGATGGCACATTAATACAGTGGCGAAAGTTCCCTAGATTTTTCTTTGTGCGTGGAGTGGAAAAGGCGCGCATATCGGTTAGAGATGATGGGTCAATTGCAGCGTCTTACGTGGCACACATTCCGAACCAAGATCAATACGCCATTTTTAGGGATGTCTATAACGGATTAAGAAAGGCCGCGTAATGTCTGAAAAGAAGGTTTTCAGGTGTTACGAGCCGGCGCAGGCAAATACTTTGCTTAGGGATAGGGTATGGCCGCACCTAAAAGCGTTTTTGATGGCTGGCAACAAGATGGTGATAGAGGTCAGACCAGAAAAAAGGACGTTAGATCAAAATGCAAAATTTCACGCGCTTTGCGCAGACATCGCAAGATCAAACATTGTTTGGGCGGGGAAGATCAGGACGGCAGCAGAATGGAAAGTTTTACTGGTATCTGGCCACTCAATTGCAACAAAAGAAGGATCAGAGATTGTGCCGGGCATTGAAAACGAATTTGTGAATATCCGAGAAAGCACGGCAACAATGAGCAAAAAACGCGGGGCAAGTCTGATTGAGTACACGCTAGCGTTTGGCGCTCAGAATGGAGTTAAATTTTCGGCTCCAGAATACATGGATGAAACATAAGTTGATATGTACAAAAAAAGAGGAAAAATGTACATATCAATGTTGATGTGTACAAATAATAATCATGTCCATAAACGGAATATAAATGAAACATAAACAGAAAAAATATGAAGGACTGAACGAGTCGGTTGTTGTCCACTGTGCCGTCATACACGCGCTTGGACGGTTCAGTTATGCGCCAAGATGCGTGATTGATTTTTGCCGTGAAAATTGGCGTGAGTTGTCTGAAAAGGCGCGACTGCTCATCATGGTCGATATTTTAGAATGGCTTGGAGACAGGCACAATTGGGCGACAAAAAACAATGACATGGCATACCCAGACGAGTGGCGGGCACTGTTAAAATGGTGTTTTGAGCAAAACCCAAATGAGGCAAAGTTTGTCGTTGATCGAGTCAATGCAAATGCCGGACACTTAAAAAACGTGGATGAATTTTTGGGTTGGGAGTTTTGATGGGAATAACCAAGATTGAGAAAGTCGTTATTGGTGACGCTACGCTTTACCGAGCGGATTGTATGGATGTGCTGCCGACGCTGGCGAAGGTGGATGCGGTGTTGGTTGATCCCCCATACAGTGCCAGAACTCATGCCGGTCACGATATTATTATTGCTAGAGGGGCTACCTATGACGGAGCCGACAGAGAAAAGCTGGGTTATGTCGCCTTGAGCGAGCAACAGGTTCAAGACTTGGTTCGCCTTTATTCTGAAAAATGCACGGGGTGGGTGGTTTGGATGACCGACCACATACTTGCGCCATTCATTTCCCTTGAGCAACAAAAAGCTGGCCGCTATGTTTTTGCCCCTTTGCCGTTTTATCAATCTGGCCGTAGCGTTCGGATTAGTGGAGATGGACCGTGCAGTTGGACGGATTGGATTGTTGTTTCGCGCACAAAAGCACAAATTAAGTGGGGCACGTTGCCCGGTGGCTACATTGCTGGACAAGGGTGGAATGACAAAGAGCGCATGGGAGGCAAGCCAACATTATTGATGGAGGCATTGGTTCGCGACTACACCAAGCACGGCGACCTAGTGCTAGATACCCACATGGGCGCTGGAACTACGGGTGTGGCTTGCATCCGTAATGGTCGGCGTTTTATTGGTTGCGAGATTGACGGGAAAACCTTCGACATTGCCTGCCGACGCATTGAGCAAGCATTGGCGCAAGGCCAATTATTTGCTCCAGAGCCAATCAAACAAACGCAGGAATTGCCACTATGACTAAAGAAGAAAAAGAATACAAACAAAGGCTTGCAGAACTTGGTTGCATGGTTTGCCGCCGCTTGCATGAGCCGCACGAACCGGCTTGGGTTGAGTTGCATCATTATCGGAGTGGTGGATGGGGCAAGGGCGACTACAAGACGCTGATACCATTATGCGCTGATCATCACCGAGGCAACAAAGGAATCCACGGCCTTGGCACAAAAGGCTTCGACAAATTCTACCCATTTACCCAAAAAGACTTGTTAGACGATACATTAAGGATGATGGCATGCTAGAGCTTATTTTGCCTTGGCCAAACAAAGACATGAGCCCCAATTCGCGCGTGCATCACATGCAAAAAGCCTCGGCAAAAAAGCATTATCGGGCTAATTGTCACATACTGGCAAAAGCTAAATTGCAGCCAAAGCCGAAAACGCCTGATCTGCTTTTGATCATCACATTCAATCCACCGCACGGCCAAAAATACGATAGGGACAACTGCCTAGCCTCGATCAAGGCTGGGCTTGACGGCGTAGCCGATGCGCTTGGCGCTGATGATGCCGACTGGTCTCAGATCGTGCGAAAAGGCGTAATCACAGAAAATGGTAGCGTTCACGTCCAGATCATGGAAAAGCTGGACATTTTGGCCGACTGGGAAAAGGTAATTAAAAAATCAGAGGCTACGATCAACGATCTGCAAAAGACAATCGGCATTGATGTTGATGGGCCGCTAATCGAATCCATCCACCAATTGCAAACTGCTTACACTAAGCAAGTTGGGTTAATAGTTGACGATCAAGCGGATTGGCTTGGCTGGTATTGGTTGGAAAACGAATTTGGCCAGCGCGGGCACAAATTCGAAAAGCCAAAAGGAAAAAAAAGCGAGAGCCGGGAAATTCGGACTCTCGCTGATCTATTTTGGGTAATAAGTTGATAGCTAGAAATTTTGCACTTGCACTGGCTTATTTTGCATTTTTGGCCGCTTTTTTGAGCAACTTCAAAATTGCTTTTGATTCGCAATAATCAAAACTTCCTTTGAACCAGCCCCGATACGCCGCCAGCTCTGTCTTGTATGTGCCGACCGAAATGTTTTGAGCATCTTTTGTCGTCCAATCAAACCCCTTCGGATGTTCTGATCTTTTGATGACGCAGCCCGCCATTTTTGCAAACTCTTCAATTGTCATTTGAGCCTCCATCCCGCAGCCACCACAATCTAGCGTACCCGTCCGGGTAGTCTTTTCGAGAATACACGATTTTACCAACTCCTTTGGCGTACTTTTTGAGCAAGCAAAAAGCATAAGTGCCTTTTGACTTTTCGATCAGCAAGCAATTGTTTTCTGCGGTCATTTTTTCAAATTTTGCAAAATACTTAGACGACCGCCGAGGCTCATTTGTTAGTATCATTGTCCATTCTCCCGTTCTTCAATTTCTGCGCACATGAATGCAAGCAAGTTTGCTTGTGCATCCCTAGCGGCATCCATAGCGGCAGCCCAAGCGGCAGCCCTAGCGGCAGCCCTAGCGGCATCCCCAGCGGCATCCCAAGCGGCAGCCCTAGCGGCAGCCCTAGCGGCAGCCCTAGCGGCAGCTAGTTCGGCTTCGGTCGCCGCGCCGTCTGCATACCGCTCTGCCACATTAATTGCGGTAATGCTTCGTGGTTCATTCGTCAAGTTCCGCACACTACGTGCGCAGTCAACGGCAAATAGCCTCATTTCACGCTGATAGCCGTCCACTGCTCGCAAGCACCATAACGCATCGTCAAGACCGTTTGATTCGAGTATTGTCATGATTGACAATGGCTCATCGTCCGATTTATTTTTACCAAGATTTTTTAGTAGCTTGGTCCAACCACTTGAGCATGGGCCTTTGTCGCGGATTTTATTGAGTGTGGTTTTCATTTTTCCCCTTTTCGCTGCTTTGTAAATGCTTTTTGATGTCAACAACATCATATTTTTTGAGGTTAATTCGCAAAGATAGATCGCGGTCAAATGACTCGCAGACGACTTTTCCGGTCGCTTTTTCAATCACTACAAAACTTGTCATGTTTGCCTCCTAAATTGTAAAAAAGAATGCGGTTGCAACACAGGCAAGCACAAAAAGTAGGCATGCACCGGCAAAAATTGTGATATCTGAAATTTCATCGTCGCAGCTAAATTTATCGAGTGGCCGTTTGTGCATGTTGATGTAATTGAGCTTGTCGAGATCTGTTTGTGACATTGTGTATTTCATTCTTTGCCCTTCAACTTCACGCGCAATTTTTGTAAGATCATGGTTCATTGTTTGCCGTCCCATCAAATTCAATATCGTCTTTACTGAGTCGCAAAATCGACGGACGACCTGTTAATGTGTAGCGACCTCCAAGCTCGTAGCTTGGGTCATCACCCATGCTGATCGCTTCAGCAAACGATTCAAGAACCTCGTTTTCGATCACTCCTTTGTTGACGTTGTGGCCCGCATTTTTTGCGAACCAGTCGTTAAAAACTTGCTGTCCAGTTTTGGTAAAGTTTGCGTTCATTTTTTCCTCCTGCTTGCACTGTGCGACATTGCTGTGTGCATGACTGTATTATTACATAAATTGAAACAAAAAACGATACAATCCAAAAAAAGTAGCAAAAAATGCAAAATAAATTGTAACAGTTGCGAAAATACAACAGTCTGCAACTTACGGAGCATTTACGGGGCGTCTGCTTATTTTCATGATTCATGAATCGTGAAAATAAAAGTACAACAAACCAAAAAAATTTTATAAAATAGTTTACATTGTGCGATAGTTGTGGTACTATTGATTTGTGTCGTACTAAGTCGCATCCACTTAGTTGATTTAACCGTCATCTTCGGTGCCCCGGCGCTGGACTGCCTGATGCGTCGCCCAACTATTTGTACAGCACTGACACCTCGGAAAGACGGGGACTATCGCGCATGCGGATTGGCAAAAATGGATTGCTGCAGGTATGAACCGACAAAACCGCAGCTCTCGCCAAGTCGGGCTAACAATCCGCATCCGCGATGGTGAATGTGCAGACTGATGCACAATTGTGGCGCAATAGTTAATCATTGCGCAGACATGATGGCGCTAGATACGCCGCGTGACGAGTGCCCGCTAAGATAGCGCCGAGTGATTTGGAGGCATCCAAATCAGCAACTGCTTGATTATGGTGCCGCCCCACGCATGCCGGAGATCAGTACCGGCCGCCATCAAATTATTTGGGAGATCGTTTGCAATGACTGTAAAACTGGCTCCTATTGTCACAAAGATGTAAAATAAGACTTTTGAGGGGCATAAGATGTTTTTAATCTTGTACAAATTTGTTGGGTTGTTAATTGCTATCACAATACTGCTAAAACTGCTGCAAACTTTGTAAAAATAGAAAATGACAAATCCGACAAAGCCGACGAAGACAAAAAAACGGACGCTCCCGGGGAGTCAAGATCGAGCGCAAATTAGCGCGATGGTGTTGGATGGAATGCGAAACGGCTTAAGTGCTTTCAAAGCCTGTCAAGCAGCCGGCGTTCCTCAGAGCACTTTTTCCCGCTGGTGCGATGATGACGCTACCCTTGCGGAAAATTACACGCGCGCGCGCGAGGATTTAATCGAACGCATGGCAAACGAGGTGCTGGAATTAAGTGACGAAGATGTCGGCCTGCAACCGGACGGTAAAAAAGATTGGGCAGCAGTTCAAAAGCACAAATTGCAGGTGGATACCCGCAAGTGGTTGCTATCTAAGCTTGCCCCAAAGAAATACGGCGACAAGATTGAAGTTTCTGGCGATCCTGCCAATCCCCTGGTGCAAAGAATTGAGCGCGTGGTCGTCAAGGCATGACAGTTTTACAGCTTCCAACCCCTGAGTGGGCAGTGCCATTGCTGGAGCCAAGCCGCTACAAAGGCGCTTGGGGTGGCCGAGGCTCTGGCAAGTCCCACATGTTTGCCGAGCTGATGATCGAGGCCCACATCATGGACCAGAAGCGCAGAAGCGTCTGCGTGCGTGAAATTCAGAAGTCGCTCAACCAGTCAGTCAAGCGCCTACTCGAAACCAAGATCGAGCAAATGAACGCTGGCGCTTACTTCGAGGTGCAAGAAGCCGTGATCAAGTCGAGCAAGGGCGATGGCATGATCATCTTCCAAGGCATGCAAAACCACACAGCCGACTCGATTAAGTCGCTCGAAGGTTATGACTGCGCTTGGGTGGAGGAGGCTCAAAGCCTGAGCCAGACCAGCCTCGACCTGCTGCGGCCAACCATCCGAAAGCCAGACTCAGAGCTGTGGTTTACATGGAATCCGCGCCAGCAGAATGATCCTGTCGACTTCCTGCTGCGCGGTCCGACACCACCAAAAGACGCTCTAGTCCTGAAGGTCAACTTCACCGACAACCCTTGGTTTCCCCAAGTCCTGCGCGATGAGATGGAGTACGACAAGAGGCGCGACCCTGACAAATATCAGCATGTCTGGATGGGAAGCTACCTCACAAACAGCAACACCAGAGTGTTCAAGAACTGGCGCGTCGAGGACTTCGAGGCACCACCAGACGCAATCCACCGGCTCGGTGCAGACTGGGGCTTCGCGGTCGACCCGACCACGCTGGTGCGCTGCCACATCATTGGCCGCACGCTCTACATCGACTACGAGGCCTACATGGTCGGCTGCGAGATCGTCAACACTCCCGAGCTGTTCATGCAGGTGCCCGAGGCCGAGAAGT